GTCTTATTCGCTTCTTCTCAAGTTTGTCGAACATCTCGGAATCAACTTCAATGCCAAGTTTGTGATAAACACAATGCATAATCAAGTGGTTGAAAAAAGTTTTGAGTCGATTACCCAACTCTGAATTTTTACAACGTGAGTAATTATCATAGAAGTCAGAAAGAGTATTGATCCAATGTCCATCACTTTGTAGTGAAAAGGCAGATTTGAAATCGTTAACAAAGCGTTCGCATAGATCACGATAAAAATACACATTGGCTCTCCCTGTTGCAGAGCGGATGAAACAGCCCAAGGCAACTGACCCTTCATGAACATTCTTGGCATTTTTAAGCTGAAAGATAAGACAACAGATGTCTTCAATGAGCTTCACAAATGGTTCATACTCATCCACCTTAACAAGTATGTCCTCAAAGGTTTTGTTAGATTGTAGTTGAGGATCATTCAACTCAATCTCATCTTCACTTTCTGAGTCAGAAAGAGAAGGCATACGTGGTTGGACGCCAAGTATCTCTATCAAACCCATGACTATTTGAATATCACAAGGCATTTTATAATAATCAAAAGATTTGAAAGGTTCTAGACGTTGCCAGCACCAATAAAGTTCTACATATTGGAAAGGATATATTTCTTGTATCCTATGAAAAACTTCCTGGAGTGTTTTTGCTTTCATCTTGTAAAGCAGAGGACACTCATCCTCGCAATCCTCAAGAATTTCAATATTCCTGAGGGTATACCCATTCGATTCTCGACGGGTTGTTGGTGGCAGACGAGCTCGCAATTGACAATAATTGCAAACTCTCGTACCTGCATTGGGTAGACTAGAGCACACACAGGTGTTAGTCTGATTGAGATTGAGAACGTTATAATTTGATTGCATGTTGTAGTTCTCTGGCTCGTAAATGGCACTTCCCAGGCCCCGGGGTCTAGGGTCTCCCCCTATCGACTATGACTTAGCCGGGTGGTTTTTGGACTTTTACCAAACCACCAAAATAACTCAAAAAGAGTTAAATCAAGGACTTATCTAACTAAAACGGAAATCATGTTGGCTAAACACAAGCTATTGAAACCGCAACATCGCGTTAGTATTGACCTTGCACCCGCAGGTACAAGTCTGTTTATCGTAAACAATACATATATCAAATCACTAGGACCATGATAACTTATAGTTAGAATCGTCAAATGACAGAGCGAGCCATAGGCGAAGGCTCTGTCAACTTGAAAAAACTTCTCAAAGAGTGTTTTCTGAAAGGACAAATATCAGCACTTTAACGCATG